CACAGTGCATGGCACAATGGCACAGGGTTTTAAAATTTATGGCACAAGCCCATATTGTTATTGGCTTGCCGATTTTCATCTAAAAAATAATTTCATTTTGAATTTTTCTATTCAAATTTTGATATAATATTCCTTCAAAAATAAAGCCCTGCGGATTCCGACGGCGGCTAGGGATGGTCAGCGTGAAACAAAGACTGACTGAAAATGAAATTTGAACTTGAAACATTGTTGGAATGGTGGGCTGATTGGTCTGCCAAGCGAGAGGATAACGGCTTGGGCTTCGGTTGTAGCCGGTTCAATCGGTTGATGGCGGCGGGCGAGCTTCCGCCGCGTGATGATTTCCGTGCATTGTTACCTTATGGTGTTGACGGAGATGGAATAGGGAGTTTGGTTGACCAAGCAATATGCCGTCTTAATCCTAATCGTCGGCAGGTAATTATGGTTGAATACCAGCGAATAGGTACTCAAGAAGCAAAAGCGAAGGCATTGGGAATTACGCGAAAGGCTTATGAGCGGCGGCTTTCAAATGCTAGGCTTAACTTGGTGGCGGATTTATCTGTTAAAAAGTTGTTAAAAGCCTATTGACCCCTTGGGGGAAATCTGTTTAAATTATGGCAAGCTGTGTTTTACTGTGTGAGCAGGAAACGCAGCTTTTTTATTTTCAGTCAAAAAGCGTGACAAGGCCGTCTGAGTTTCGGACGGCCTTTTGCGTTTGGAAAGAATTTTATGGGTCGCTTAAAACAAGTTGCTTCACGGCTCCGACCTGTTGAGCAAAACAGAATCGCCGTGAAGCATCCGCCAAAGACGGCGGAAAAGCGTATGCGCGGTCGTGGCTGGCAGGCTCTGCGTGAGACCGTGCTGCTGCGTGACCAGTATCAGTGCCGGCAGTGCGGTCGGGTGGTGCTGCCAAGTGATGCTGAGTGTGACCATATTGTTCCGCTCGCTGATGGCGGCGAGGATGATGTGGAAAACTTGCAAACTCTTTGCAAGGAGTGCCACTCGAAAAAATCTGTTTCGGAAAATCGCCGGCGAAATCGTCGCTGGTAGGGTAGGGGGTGTCAAAAGTTCATAGGGATTAGCAGCGGAAACCCCACGCCCTCCCATTTGCAGAATTTTTTCCCCTGTGAAACTGTTAAAGCGATATTTTAACAGGTTGATTAACATTGATTTTTTAGCATTTTATGCTACAAAAGGCCGCCTTGAAAAAGCGGCTTTTTTTATTGGAATTTCACTATGGCAATGAATGAACAAAAGGAGTTGTTTGCCAAAGCGAAATTGCGAGGGTTGTCGAACCGAGAGGCTGCGATTGCGGCGGGGTATAGCGAAAAGACGGCCAGCGCAAGCGGCAGTCGTTTGGCAAAAGATGTTGATGTTTTGGCGGAAATTGAACGCTTGAAGCGTATTCAGCCGGCTGAGCCGTTGGCCGTTGTTGTTGAGCAAGCTTCTGTGGAGGTTATTCCTGATGTGCAGCCGGTTCAGGCTGTGCCGGTGGCTGAAAGGTCTGTCGAAACATCTGAAAGTTTAGACCGCATCGCACTGTCGGCGCGTGAGCGTGCCGTCGTTCGCGGGACTACGATTGAATTGGATGGCGTTTGCTACGACCAAACAGACCCTAAAGACCAGTTGATTCTGTGTTCTCTGGGTGTGATTTCTTTAAATCGGCAGCAGATTGATGCTGCCAAGGCGTTGTTGGGCTATTTTCACGGCAAAGTTGCAGATCAGGGCAAAAAGGATGCTGAACGCGAACGCGCCCATGATGTTGCCGGCGGTAAGTTCAGCCCAATGAGGCCGCCTGAGCCGGTGCAGGGTAGATTATGCTGAAAAAGACTTGGTCAACCGCTTGCCCTGATTGGAAAGAACGTATTCTAGGCAGAAAAAGCCTGATTCCGTTTCCTCCGTTGTATCAGGAGCCTGCCGAAATGGCGTTGCGCATATTCAAGCAATTGCGCTTGGTGGATGTGCCTGGTGAGCCGATGATGGGCGAAGTCACGCGCGAATGGGTATATGACTTTGTTGCAGCAATTTTTGGCGCGTACGACCCTGATTCCGGTGTACGGTTGATTCAGGAGTTTTTCTTGTTGATTAGCAAGAAAAACATGAAATCTACCTTGGCGGCCGGGGTAATGTTGACTGCGCTGATTCTGAATTGGCGGCGTGAAGCTGAATTTTTCATTATCGCTCCTACTGTTGAGGTCGCAAACAATAGTTTTAAGCCTGCCAAAGCCATGATACGCGCGGACGAAGAACTTTCCGCCTTATTTCAGGTTCAAGACCATACGCGGACGATCACGCACCGAACCACTGGAGCAACGCTGAAGATTCTTGCGGCTGAAAGTGATACCGTTGCCGGTATCAAAGGCACCGGCGTTTTGATTGAGGAAGTTTGGCTGTTTGGAAAACGCTCTAAAGCCGCCGATATGTTCACGGAGGCAAAAGGCGGTTTGGCCAGTCGTCCGGAAGGCTTTGTGATTTACCTCTCGACAATGTCCGATGAGGCACCGGCCGGCGTATTCGCAGACTTGCTCAAGCGTGCGCGTGAAGTTCGAGACGGCAAGCGTGTTGATAACCGTATGTTGCCGGTCTTGTATGAGTACCCGCAGGAGATGTTGGACAACGGAACGTACCGTCTGCCTGAAAACTTTTATGTTACGAACCCTAATATTGGTGCTTCGGTTTCAGAAGCCTACCTTATGGGGGAATTTGAAACGGCTAAAGCTGATGGCGAAATCGCTCTTCGGCGGTTTATGGCAAAGCATTTGAATGTGCAGATTGCCTTATCCCTGACTGCTGATTATTGGCCCGGTGCTGAGTTTTGGGAGGATGGCGGTAAAAATCCCGAAATCGACTTGGATTGGATGCTTGAACACTGCGAGGTCATCGATATTGGCGTTGACGGCGGTGGGTTGGATGACTTACTGGGGATTTCTGCCGTTGGCCGTCTGAAAGACAATCCGCGGATGTGGGCGGCGTGGTTTCATGCTTGGGCGCATCCGTCGGTGTTGGAGCGACGCAAGGAAATCGCACCGGCGTTGTTGGATTTTGCCAAGCATGGCGATTTGACCATCGTCAACCGAATCGGTGACGACAGCGATGAGGTGGCGGGGCTTGTGGCTCGGGTTTATCAGATTGGGTTGCTGGATAAATGCGGTCTTGACCCGCACGGGGTCGGTGCGATTTTAGACGCGATGTTGGAATATGGCGTTCCGGAAGATGCTGTGGTCGGGGTGTCGCAGGGCTGGAAGCTGGGCGCGGCGATTAAGACGGCGGAGCGCAAGCTGGCTGAGGGCTGTTTTATCCATAACGGCAGTGCGATGATGAATTGGGTGGTAGGTAATGCCCGTGTCGAGCCGCGTGCCAATGGTATTTTGATTACCAAGCAGGCGAGTGGCTCGGCGAAAATCGACCCGCTGATGGCAATGTTTGACGCGGTGTCGCTTTTGTCGCTGAATCCGACTGCAAAAGGCGCATCGGTTTATGAAACACGCGGAATCAGAATGTTGTGAGATAGGATATGGCGAAAGAGAAAAAAGCCAAAAACAAAAGCCGCCCGCGTGCTGACTCGGGCGGCTTGGTTTTTGAGGGGTTGAATGACCCTGCGTTGTTGGAATTTATCCGTAGCGGTCAAATCGGCGGTGGCGTTGGTATTGATGGCCGGAAGGCTTTGTGTAATGCCGCGCTTTATCGGTGTATTACGTTAATCAGCCAAAGTATCGGTATGTTGCCGTTGAATGTGCTGCATAACGATGACGGGCGTGAGACTGCTACGGAACATCCTGTTTGGAAACTGCTGAAACGACAGCCGAATAAGTTTCAGACGGCCTATGAGTTCAAAAGTCTGCTACAAAGCCATGTCTTGCAATATGGTAATGCGTATGCGCGAATTATCCGTTCGCGCGGTCAGGTCATCCAGCTTGTGCCGATTCATCCTATGTCTGTACAGGTGAAGCAGCGTGACGATTGGAGCGTGCATTATGTGGTTACGCGAAAAGACGGCGGGTTGCTTGATTTTGAGGCGGATGAAGTATTGCACCTGCGAGATTTGACCGACGACGGCTTGGAGGGTATGAGCCGTGTGAAGTTGGCGAAGCGTGCTTTGGGTATTGCTTTTGACGCAGAAGATGCGGCAAGCCGTATTTTTTCGGAAGGTGTGATGGCCGGCGGGTACTTGGCGACAGATAATGCGTTGAGCGACAAGGCGTACAACCAGCTTCAGGAATCGTTGAAGAATCGGTATAGCGGCAAGGCGAATGCCGGCCGTTTTATGATTTTGGAAGAGGGGCTGAAAGCGGAGAAATGGGGCAATACTGCTTCTGACGCTCAGCATATTGAAAACCGAAACCATCAAATCGAGGAAATTGCGCGGATGTTTGGTGTACCGCGCCCGCTGCTGATGATGGACGATACGTCATGGGGTAGCGGTATCAGTGAATTGGGGGTGTTTTTCCTGAAATACGGACTTCTGCCTTGGTTCACGATGTGGGAGCAGGCATTAACACGTTCTCTGCTTACGCCTGCTGAGCAAGACCGCTTGATATTCAAGTTTAATGCCGGTGCGCTGTTGCGAGGCAGCTTGGAGAATCAGGCAGAATTTTTTGCCAAAGCTTTGGGCAGTGGCGGACATGGCGCATGGATGACTCAAAACGAGGTGCGCGAAATTTCCGACCTGCCAAGATCAACAGATAAGTCTGCCGACACTTTGAGGCAGGCGCAACAAGGAAAGAATAATGAGCCTGAAAAAACTGCCTCAGATTAGTGCGTTGTCTGCTATGCCGAAATCGCTGTCTTTTGATATGCGTCCTGATGCGGCGAACCGTTGGGACAGCGGGGTTAAGGCGAAAACCGAAACCGACAATGTCATCACGATATACGACCAAATTGGCGAAAGCTTTTGGAGCGAGGGCGTGACGGCCAAGCGCGTTGCTGCTGCACTTCGTGCTATCGGCGATAAAGAGGTCATCGTCAACATCAACAGCCCCGGCGGTGACTACTTCGAGGGTATCTCCATCTACAACCTGTTGGCGCAACATCCGGCAAAGGTAACGGTTCAAGTGGTCGGTCTTGCCGCCTCTGCCGCCTCTGTGATTGCGATGGCCGGTGATGAGATTCTGATGGGTGACGGCTCGTTCTTGATGATACATAACGCTTGGAGCCTTGCGATTGGCAACCGCCACGATTTGGCGAGCAGTATTGAGACGTTGGCGCAAATTGATGACGCGATGGCCGATTTGTATGCTGCCCGCGCAAAGCTGTCCAAAGCGGAAATCGTGGGCATGATGGATCGTGAAAGTTGGATTGGGAAATCGAAAGCCCTTGAGGATGGTTTTGCCGACGGCGAGATTGATGTGAAGGAAATCGAGCAGTCCGGCGACAGTGAGCAGAAGAAGGCGATGGCTTTGATTGAGTCAAGCCTTGCTCAACAGGGATACAGTCGCGCCCAAAGACGGGATGTGTTCAACAACTTATTTCACGGCACGCCACGCGCTGCCGAACCTGCTGTCAAGCCGTGCGCTGACGGCGATATGAAAACGGCGGAAGCCTTGCAAAATTTAATTCAGACCATGAAAGGTTAAGTATGAAAAAATCAATGATTGTCCGCGGCTTGGTTGCCGCCTTTGCCGATGCCGGCAATACTGCGCCCGATGTGGGCGCGTTGCTCGCAGAATTGAACAATTCTTTTGCTGCATTTAAAGACAGCAAAGAAAAAGAAATTGCTGCGTTGCAGAAAGGTGGCGAAGAAGCTAAAGCAGCCGCCGCCAAAGCCGATGCTGAGATGGCCGGTTTGCGCGCCTCTATCGATGACCTTGCCGTACAGATGGCAGCCGCTCAAATGAACGGCGGTGCCGGTAAGCTGGATAAGGAAGCGCAGGCGGCGGTTGACGCGACTGTGTCGTTCATGAAGTCCGGTGAAGTCCGCGCGGATCTGAAGAAATCTGATGATTCAAACGGCGGCTATTTGGTGCCGAAGGAATGGGATCGCACCATTACTGATAAGCTGCGTACCGTATCGCCGCTGCGTAAGCTGTTTAAGGTTCAGACGACCTCGAAGCCGAAATTCAGCAAGCTATACAATATGCACGGCGCGGGCAGCGGCTGGGTGGGCGAAGAAGATGCCCGCACCAAAACCGATACGCCTACTTTCAAATCTTTGGATTTTGAAACAGGCGAAATTTACGCGAATCCGGCTGCTACTCAGCAAATGTTGGACGATGCCGAAATCAATTTGGAAGCCTTCCTTGCAGACGAAGTGAAAACCGAGTTTGCAGTGGCCGAAAACAAAGCTTTTATCAGCGGTGACGGTCAGAAAGGTAAGCCGACCGGCTTGTTGACCTATGCCGAAGGCGGCACCAATGCAACCAAGCATCCATTGGGCGCGATTAAGGTCGTCAAGTCCGGCAATGCTGCATCGGTGACTGCGGATTCCATCATTGACTTGGTGTATTCGCTGCCTGCCGAATATTCTCAAGGCGCGGGCTTCATGATGAACCGCAAAACGCTTGCGGCTGTTCGTAAGCTGAAAGATGCTCAGGGCAATTACCTGTGGCAGCCAAGCTATCAGCAAGACCAGCCGTCAACGTTGTGCGGCTATCCGGTTTATGAAGTAGCCGATATGCCTGATGTTGCCGCTAATGCGCTGTGTATCGCTTTTGGCGATTTCAACCGCGCGTATATGATTCTTGACCGCAAGGGTGTGAGCATTCTGCGTGACCCATATACGAATAAGCCGTTCGTTCAGTTCTATACCACTAAACGCGTTGGCGGCGGTGTAGATAATCCGGAAGCCTGCGTGTTGCTGAAAGTAGCGGCTTAATGTAAACAGGCCGTCTGAAATGAAAGTAGTAACCAGTCTGTAAATCGGTGGGGAAGTAGTTTCAGACGGCCTTTGTATTTTGAAGGAAATATCATGGCAAATTTTATTAAGCCTTTTTATGGTGTGCCGAACGGCGAAATCTATCCTGTTCACTACAATGTCGGCGATGAGATTCCGGAAGAATTTTTGGAAGCGGCCGAAGAATTGGGTGCTGTCGAAGTAAGTGGTAAAGGCGGTAAAAAACAAGACGGCGATTCCGGTGATGGCAAATTTGATGACGGCCAAAAAGATAAAACGGAATAGCGATGATTACGTTGGAATTGGTCAAGCTTCATCTTCGTATTGACGGCGAAGATGAAGATGATCTGCTTCGCCTTTATTTAGATGCGGCCACGGCTGACTGTGTTGCATATCTGAACCGTCCTTTGTATCGAGATACTGCGGCGGCGAAGGAAGCTGAGGAAAACGGCGAAACGAATGGGGTGGTGCTTAATCCAGCTATTCAGAATGCCATCCTGATGACTGTCGGCTATTTGTACTCCGTCCGAGAGGATGGTCCTGCCGGGTTGCCACGCGCGGCTCGGAGGTTGTTGGAGCCGTATCGAAATTTGCCCGGTGTGTAGCCGGATCCCCTGACGGTTAAGCGTAAACCGTGCCGCTAAAAAACGCTCTTCTGCTTTTTATTCTGATTAGGGCTTAATACAGCGTTGCCCGCCTTCTTCGAGTGCAGCTAAGGCTTACGGCTGCCGTGTTTGAGTGTGAGCCAAGATAAAAAACCGTCCGAACGGCAGATTTCGGGCGGTTTTGCTTTTTTGGGGTGGTGCTATGGGCAAGGTTTTTTTGGGTGTTGGATTATTTGCTGCATTAATTTTCTTTT